GTGAGCCAATAGTTGGTGATTATTTTGAGTTTGTGATAACAAGTGTAGAGGAAATCAAATGAAAACATTTACCATCATTGTCTACAATGACCCATCCCATGCATGGGGTAAGGTCAAGCGTAAGGTACTGGACAACTTAGGCATAGCCCAACAGGTGTCAAGCTACAGCTACCAGTACAAAGACAACGTGTATCTAGAAGAGGATGCAGACTTGTCTTTGGTATGCCGACACTTGCTGTTTAATTCCGATGTACAAATTAAATTTGTAGAGAAGCACACCAACAGAGACAGTCGCATTCGTTCTTATGAAAGGTATGTAGCATGAGGATATTTTATGCCCTTAAGTGGGTGTTCAAGAATAACCATGAGTGGTTAAAGACCTTTGACACTGAAGCAGAGGCACAAGAACATGCTCTGATGTGTGGCTTGTACAACCATCCTGATGTGATACAGGTGGAAATTGTTAAACAATTTTACTAAGGGTTTGTCCCTATTCACAAGCTTCTAGTAAGCACAGATAATTGAAAGCCTCAACACCACTCCTGAAAGGAAACACATGAACTACACCGACATGATGAAACTCTTTGCCTACAAGGTGAAGCAGTACACACCAACAGAATGTAGATATGCTCTCAATGACATTGAAGAATGCCTCTCCATCCACAAAGATGACAGCAACTATGTTGCTAAGCTGAATTGTGAACGTGATGCTCTGTTAGATAAACTTTACCTCTCCTGAAAGGATACACCATGAAGCAACGTGTTGAAGAACTACTTAAAGAAAACCATCCCAATGAAATTGGCAGGCTCATTGGCACAAGTGATAACGAAGCAAAGAAAATTGTACGTGAAATCTATCTTAGTGATTGGGGCTACAACGAGCCAGATGACTGGAAAGTCGAAGACATAGGCGAAGGTATGTTTGTTTTGTTCTTAAAACAAGGGGATGAATGGATTGATGAGAACGGAGACAGTCGTTATTTCGATTCTGAACAAGAAGCCCTTAGCCATTTACAGAAATCGCTCCGGTTATGGCACAAACAAGTTCGCTTAAACACATATTCATAAGGAGAAATGAAATGAAATTAACAGTGGACACACTTGACAATGATGTCAACAGTGCAGTTATAGACATTGGTGCAAACAACGGATACGTTGAAGTTTTTGTACACAAGGGCATTGTGCATCTCAATGTGTTCAACAAGCAAGGCGATGTTGTGCATCAGTGGTTGGAGACAACCAAAAACTTACGTAAAGAAAACCTAATTGAGCCTGACTTCTACAGAGGCGAGCTGATCAAACACGATTCCAATTGCCCTGCCTGTGATGGCTTTGGATGCCGATGTGATGAATTGAATAAGGAAACAACATGAAAAAGTTTAAAGTGACTGCCTGTTACTACACTTATTGCACTGCCGAAGTGGAGGCAGAAGACGAAGACCAAGCTTATGACATTGCAAGGGACATGGATGGAGGCGACTTCACCCCCTCAGAGAATAACTTTGATTGGCACATCAATCAAGTAACAGAAATCAAGGAGACAGCATGAACGGACATCACGAAATCAAACCCGCTGATGTAGGTTACATACCTACAGACTTTGACATCAAAGACAAGAACGACTGTGCCATCAGAGCACTAGCCAATGTGTCCACTATGACATACCCTGAAGCCCATGCAAGGATGACACAATTGGGTAGACGTAAGAACAAAGGCACACCTTGGGCAGCTTTACACACTGCCTATACAGAGGCTGGTGCTAAGGACGTTGCCTACTATGGCAACAAGATGTTTCGTTTTTCAGTTAAGCACAATGTCAAACACTTTGACAAAGGCTTCACTCTCAAAACCTTTGTGTCTAAAAGACCAAAGGGCAGGCACATTGTGCTGGTTAAGGGTCATGCCTTAGCTGTATGTAATGGTTCTGTTATTGATACGTTTGCTAGCAGGGCAGGCAAGCGTGTTATGGCAGTGTATTCTTTTGATTAATGTAGGAGACAGTATGAAAAGACCATCAACCAAAAGCATACGCAAAGCTTTTGCTGAACATCTAACTGTTGACGTAAATGGATATGAGCAAACAGTTTGGGACATCATGGAGTGGGGTGGGCTTAGCCTTGCAATTGATTTCTTGCAAGAACAGGTTCACAAGGGTGAGTATGTTGGAGTGGTTAGCGATTACGAACACATGAGCGAATTGGGTGTAGAAGAATCAATTAAACAAATGGGAGAAGCAGCATGAAATATTACATTGGTGAAGTGCATGAGCGTAATGGTGACATGGAATACGACACAAAGTATTTGTTTTCCACAAAGAAAAACCCCGACAAGTACACCGAAAAGGTGGCAATGGAATGGCGGGGTGGTGATAAGGGTGATTGGGATGAGCAAGAGGGCGGGTACTGGTCTGACTGTTCTTTGATCTTTGATCACGGCAGTAATGAGATATCTCAAGAAGACTTTGAGGTGTTGAAAAAGTATTTAACAGTTCTTTAACTAAAGGAGAAGTAAAATGAAATTGACAGTAGACACGTTGGATAACGAAGTTAAATCAGCAGTGATTAATATCGGTGCAAACAATGGATACATTGAGGCATTCATTAATGTTGATGAAGTTTGTATACTCGTACATGGAAAGCATGGCGACATTATTTCTCAGCAATTTATTTTGTTGAAGACGCTGAGAGATAAGAATGCTTGCGAAATAAGAGCGCAACAGATTGACGAAGCTTCATGGGTAGCGTGATGTATCAAGTGTTCAACCACAACGACACCTTTCTAGGTGAGTTTGTTACCAAAGCAGAGGCAGAGGCTGAAGCCATGTTTTACATGGAGCAAACAGGTAATGTTGCTTATTATGTGTTTGCGAAGATCACATAAGCCTTTATAACAGGATATGATTAAACTCTTATCCACAATAAGCTTGGCTTTGTTCATGTCCCCAATGGCACAACCTCTTGTACCTATGCACAATGAAGCAGACTTCCGTTGTATGGTAGCAACACTCTACCATGAGGCGAGGGGTGAGGGTGTGATGGGTATGGAGGCTGTTGCCTCTGTCATCATGAACAGGGCTAAGCAATCACATAGATCTGTGTGCTCTATTGTTTATGAAAGAAAACAATTCTCATGGACACACGTAACCAAAGACAAGCACATCAAAGGTAACATCATGGACATACTATCCATCACACACAAGGCACTGAGTGGCATGCTTGTGGATGTAACTGATGGTGCTACGTTCTATCATGCAACCTACGTCAAGCCCTTTTGGGCTAGGCACAAGGTGCTGACAGTGCAGATTAACAACCACATTTTCTATAAGGACAAACATGAGTGATGTGCCATATGAAGAGAGCTTTAAGCGTGGCTATTTAGGACTAGCTTTCATAGAAAGATATGCTGAGTATAGTAAGGAAGATATCAGTTCTAAGAAGGGCTACACAAATGGTGTTGCTCAGGCAAAGCTTGAGCTTGACAAGTGGAATGTCTTTGTGGATAATATGAAACATGAAAGGCAGACAGCATGATTAGTGAAGTTGATATCAACGATTGGGACAAACAAGATCCCATCCCTTTGTACAGTGTGCCGAACAAGAGCTATGTACAAGTGGGTGATGTCACGCTGTTCTTTGATCACATTGATGGCATGTATAGCTATTGCATGACTGCTGCTAACGAAGTTATACATCTGTCAGCATCAGCCATAGTTGTTCCACTAAAACGAAAGGAAGTATGAAGTATTTTGAAAAGCGTTTCAAGCTTTTTGGCAGGGCATACCTGCTGAGGAAGCGTGTTAACAAGAGCAGACCCATTGAGCTTATCCGTGGCGAATGCTTTAATGTGTTGCACATGGGTAAGGTTTCACTCCTGTGGGCAAGAGACAACCCAACCAAACCAATCCCGACTAATTTTGTCAGGTAATTTCAACAGGGGTTTGACAGCCCCTTTCTAACATGGCTATAATTTGTAGCCACAACAGCATCAGTTGTTGTTCAACCAGCACTTCCCCCAACTGTTCATAAAAGGAGCATCCACATGAACACAATCCCCTCCCTCCCCGTAGACTTAGACTTCCAACCCATCCGTGAACAAGCAACCCGCAATGGTATGCCTGTTACAGGACGCTTTTGGGTGGTCAATCCATTGAATGACTCTGTCATTGGTGATGGTAAGCGTGTCCACAATCCACAGAACTACCGCACCATGTGGGATAGCTTATGGACAGGCTTGTCAGAGTCTGTGCTTGACCTGTCCACAGTGGAAGTAAAGGCAACCAGCATTGAAAATGGTGCTGCTATGAGAGCAGAAATTATTCTGCCTAACCATGACTTCAGTGGCAAGCTTGGTGAAGCTGCCAAGATGAAGATTGTTATTGGTGACAGCCATGACCAGTCTGTGAAGCGCAGTGTGCAAGCAATGATCTTGCGTTTGGCTTGCTTGAATGGCATGATTGCTGTCCGTGAAAACATTGGCTTCTCACAGAAGCACACCACGTTCAGTGACCCACAGATGATTGGTCAAGTGGCTAGCAATTGGATTCCACAGCTTGAGAATGAGGTGGATCTGATGAAGCAGATGACTGTGGTGAAGGTTGATGTAGACACTGCTGTGCATTTTTATCGTGAACATGTCACAAAATACCGCACTTCTACAGGCTGGAAGTTCAATGAGAAAATGCTGGAGCGTGTCATGCAGATACACAACAGCTATGACATGGGACACAATGCTTATCGTGTTTACAACACTCTCACCCACATCTCTACCCATGTGGAGACAAGCCGTGAAGGTGCTGATGTAGGACGTAAGCAACTGCGTATTGAGCAAGACATGGATGCTGTGCTCAAAGGTGCATTCAACGATCTGCTTTTACAAGCAGCTTAATCAACAAGAGGGGCTTAGTCCCCTCTCTTTAGGTGACACATGGAAAAAGACAAAGCAATTGGTATGTTCATGGGACTGTTCATTGGTGATGCATTAGGTGCGCCATTAGAATTCATGCGTCCTCATGAGTTTGATAAGGTGACAGACATGATAGGTGGTGGTGTTCACTCTGCTGAGGTGGGCGAGTGGACAGATGATGGTGCTATGGCAATGTGTATAGCAGATGCATACAAAGTGAAGGGTAAGTTTGCTCCACAAGAAATTGCTCTCAACTTCAAGACATGGGCAAAGACAGGACACTTCGGTACAAGGGACTATCGGTTTGACATTGGACGCACTTGCTTTGAAGCCATTGAGAATATGTCAACAGAGCAACCATATCAAGGCAGGACAGATGGTAGATCAAGTGGTAATGGTTCCATCATGCGTATTGCTCCTGTTGTTTTAGCCAACCACAACAGACCTAACACTGGTCTTGGCGAAGCCATCGCTGTATCTCTTATGACACATGGCAACGCTGACACTGTGCATTACACAGCAGCTTTTGTAGCTGAGTTGTATGCTGATAAGCAGCTTGATGAGTTTACTCATCTGATAGATGCTGAGTATGACATTCGTAAAGGCAAAGGTTCCATCATGTATGCATACAATGCAGCATGGGAATCTGTTGATTTAACATTTAGCTTTCAAGATGCACTGATCTTGGCAGTTAACAAAGGCTATGACGCTGACACTGTAGGTGCAGTGACAGGCATGCTAGCTGGTAGACACTATGGATATAGTGCCATACCAAAGCGTTGGCTTAACAAACTGATGAAGCATGATGAGTTGTTGCAGATGGCAGAAACACTTTATGAAATAGGTGAGCAATGAAATTCAAAGACGATAAAGGTATGGAGTGGAAGCCATTCGTTGCAGGGTACGTAACTGATGAAGGGCTTCGTACTTGCATTGTCTATGCCATATCAGCAGAGCATGCTGAGCTTGTCATAGAAGACTTACGAAGGACAGCAAGGCTTGTTGGTTACGTTGGAGAGAAAGAAGAATGAGTATGCCTCGCTATGTGATGCGCTTTAAGGTGGCAGGAAAGACCAAGTGGAGGTACAACCCGCCACAAGATGCCATTGATGCTGGTGTTGTCAAGCGCACTGAGCTTGGTAGCACCTATCAAACAGCCTATGCTATGGCTGAAGAGCAGAACAAAATCTTAGATGATTGGAGACAAGAACGAAAGCATTTGAAAAACCTGTCCACTAATGCGAAGCTTAGTGAAGTTATTAAGAGCTATGAAAACAGCTTGAGCTTTGCTAAGCTTGCTCCTCAAACAAGACAAGACTATCTTTATTATTTAAAGATGTGGTATCAAAGCAGGATGGGTGGTGTTCCATTGCTATGGGCTAAGCTTGAAGACATAAAGACACCGATGTGTCAGCGTGTCTATGAAGAACATGCTACCAACAGTGTTAGCTTGGCTAACCATAGCTTAGCTGTTTATCGGTTGTTGTTTAACTATGCCATAAGACAAGGCTACACCAACTACAATCCGTTCAGCAAGGTGCAGAGAAGGATTGAGAAGGCACGTAAAATTGTTTGGACAAGGGAAGATGTCAAAGCATTCCTTGATGTGGCTTATAGCCATTTTAAATGGCGTAATGTAGGACTCATTGTGCAGATGGCATATGAATGGGGACAGCGTATGGGAGACATGCGTATGTTGAAGTGGGGAGATTACAACATGGAGACAGGTGTTCTAACCCTTGAGCAGAGCAAGCGTAGAGCACGTATCACTTTGCCTACATCTGAAGGGTTGCAAGCAATGCTTAAGCAACAACATGAAGAGTATGGATGGCAACAATATGTTGCACCAAGTAATATAGCAGATAGAAATGGTGGACTAGTGCCTTACTCAATAGAAAACTTATCAAGAGTTGGTGATGTAATAAAAACTGAAGCAAATATATCTGTGGATATAAAGCTTATGGATCTACGTAGGACAGCAGTGACTGAGATGATTGAGGCAGAAGTACCCCTGCCTAACATCATGGCTATGACGGGGCATGCCACACCCCAAAGTGTTGCACCATACTTGAAGCATACGCTGAAGGGTGCTACAGTGGCAGCAAGGATGAGAGGATTTGTATGATTGAATCTGTATTAACTTTCTTAGTAGTGACTGCTGTGGCAGCTTTTGTGGGTGGTTTTATATTCATAGCAGTGGTTATTTTTTTGGAGGACTTAAATGACTAGAGAAGAAATTGAAGCTGTTGTCATAGATGAGCTTGAGTTTTTAATTAAATGGGAGCTTGATCTAGTGGAGGATGTTAGAGACAAAGAGTTGCTTGCTGCTTTGCAGCTTGTGCGTACACAGTTTATGGTGAAGCAGTGAGTGCTTGGCTCATAGCAATCATTGGTGTTGTCTATTTGGTAGTGGCTGTAGACCTGCTATTGAAGGGCAACATGGGAATGGGCATAGCCTTTGTTGGCTACAGCTTAGGCAATGTTGGTTTATATTTAGCAGCAAAGGGGTAAGCATGATTGAAAAAATAAGGACACTCTTTGGAAAGATGCGTGGTGTCTACGGAAGGAAACAAACTATAATGGTAGAGAGTATTGCTTGGCGTTGCTGCAAATGCTCAACAATATTTCTTGTTGAAGAAGAAGCTAATCAGCATTCATGTAAAGGAAAATCAAATGCAGTTTCATGAACTTGAGTCCCTCATCATGCAGGCATGGAGTACAGCAGAAGACCTTGATCTTTTGTTATGGGCAATGATGGACAGACCAACACCTATGACAGAGGATGAACAAGCCAATATGATTATTGGTATCACAGCACTACACAACAGCAGAATGCAAAGGCTTTTAGATGGCTACACTGCTGTATTAAAAACTCACGACATAAGTTACAAAGGAGTGGAGTGGGAACTAGATTTATAAAAACACATCAACCTTGTCATACTTGTGGTAGTTCCGATGGACTATCAATCAATGATGACATGTCAACCAAGTGCTTTGTATGTAATACATTCACTCCATCAACCATCGCCTCAGAGGAAACACACACAATGCTTGCAGAAGAAACAGAAGTGAAGGACATATCTTTTCTAAAACAATATAGAGAAGGTGTATCAGTGTCTGTCTCTGACAGACGCATTACCAAAGCAACAATGGACAAGTATGGTGTTGTTAAGTGTGACAACAATTTATATTTTCCTTATCACGATAAGGACAACCAGCTTGTAGCTGCAAAAGTTAGAGGCACAAAAGAAAAATCTTTCTCCACTGCTGGTGCATGGGGTAAGGGTACATTGTTTGGGCAGCATTTGTTTCCCATTGGTGGACGCTACCTCACACTAGTAGAGGGTGAGTTTGATGCACTGGCTGCATACCAAATGACAGGATCTAAATATCCTGTTGTGTCTATACGTAATGGTGCTGGCTCTGCATTGAAAGATTGCAAGCAACATTATGAATACATCAACAGTTTTGAAAACATCATAGTATGTTTTGATGGTGATGAGCATGGAGTGAAGGCAGCTAAGGAAGTGGCTGAGCTTTTTGGTAGCAAGTGTAAGGTGTTCAAGCCTTTGCCTGATTACAAGGACGCATGTGATTGGCTTTCTGAAAGCAAAGAAGCTGCCTTTGTAGACAGGTGGTGGAGGGCTGAGCAGTTTGTTCCAGATGGTATTGTCTCAGGCTCTACCTTGTGGGATGAAATGTCTAAGCCTTTGGCTCCAGCAGATTGCTTCTATCCTTGGCAAGGACTCAATGAACTTACCTATGGTATGCGCTTTGGTGAACTAGTGACTATCACTGCTGGTAGTGGATTGGGTAAGAGTCAAGTGCTTAGAGAAATTGTATGGCACATAGTGCAGAAGACAGAGGACAACATTGGTCTTATGTTTTTGGAAGAGAGCATTCGTAAGACAGGCTTATCCATCATGTCTCTTGCAGCTAATATTCCATTGCACTTGCCTGACCATGAGGTGGGTGAAGAAGAACGTAAGAGAGCTTTTGATAATACGTTAGGCACTGGTAGATTGTTTTTGTTTGACCACTTCGGAAGCACATCAACAGACAACATTATCAATCGTGTTAGGTACATGGCTAAAGGACTAAGCTGCAAGTATGTGTTCCTTGATCACGTATCAATCATTGTGTCTGCACAAGAGAGTGGTGATGAGCGCAAAGCCATTGATGAAATCATGACTAAGCTTCGTATGCTTGTACAAGAAACAAACATAGCTCTCGTTATTGTTAGCCATCTGAAGCGTCCCTCTGATAAGGGACATGAAGAAGGTGCTGTCACTTCTCTAGCACAGCTTAGAGGTAGTGGCTCCATTGCTCAGCTTAGTGACATGGTGATTGGTCTTGAACGTAATGGTCAAGCAGAAGAAGAACAGGTACGCAACATGACTAAGGTTCGTGTACTTAAGAACAGGTTTAGTGGAACCACAGGACCCGCTGGTAATTTGCTTTATAACAAACATACTGGTAGGATGTTGGAATATATTGAAGAGGAAGGTGAGGCACTGTGATCTATCTTGACATAGAAACAAACACAAGCCATGACACTATATGGCTTTGTGTAACTATGAAAGATGGTGTGCTTACACGTTGGAGAAATCCCGAAGGGTTGCTTCAACATTTAGGTGATGATGAAGTGTGTGGACACAACATCATTGGTTTTGATGCACCAGTGTTGCAGAAGGTGTGGGGCATAGTGATACAACCAAGCAAGCTGGTTGATACACTTGTCATGTCTAGACTATATAAACCTGACATTGAAATGGTTTGTATTGAAGGACAGAAAGCACCATCATTGCACAGCCTTGAAGCATGGGGCATTCGTTTGGGAGAGCATAAGATTGGTTTCACAGACTTTGATGGTGGGTGGTCTGAAGAGATGGCTCAGTATTGTGAGCAAGATGTATTGCTGCTTAAAAGACTTCACATACATCTAACTAAAGTGATGGCTGATGAGGGCTTCAGTGCCAAGAGCATTGAGCTTGAGCATGAAGTGGCTCTTGTCTGTAAGAAGATGGAAGAGACAGGCTTCATGCTTGATGAGCGCAAGGCTATGCTGTTACAGGCTGAGCTTAGTGGACGCATGGCTGACATTGAAGGACAGATGCAAGAGATATTTAAACCCATTGTTGAAGAACGCTGGTCTGATAAGACAGGTAAGCAATTGAAAGATAAAGTTACCATTTTTAATTCAGGCAGCAGACAGCAAATAGCTGAGCGTCTACAGAGCTTAGGTGTTGTGTTTACTAAGAAGACAGAGAAGGGTAACATTATTGTGGATGAGACGGTGCTTGAAGGCATTGATCTTCCTGAAGCAAAGCTTGTTGCTGAATATCTTATGCTACAGAAACGTGTAGCACAGATTAGTAGTTGGCTTGAACTTTTACAACCTGATGGCAGAGTGCATGGCAGAGTGATTACCAATGGTGCAGTGACAGGTAGGTGTACACACAGTAGCCCTAACATGGCACAGGTTCCAGCCGTAGGTAATCCTTATGGTGCTGAGTGCAGAGAGATGTGGACTGTGCCTAAAGGAAAGGTGCAGGTGGGGGTAGACTTGAGTGGTATTGAACTGCGTTGCCTAGCCCACTACATGCGTGATCTAGAGTGGCAAGAAGAGCTCTTGAAGGGTGATATCCATTGGAAGAACTGCCAAGCTTTTGGGCTTGTTCCTAAAGGCACAGCAAAGGATGATGGTAATAGTGAGCACAAGAAGTTTCGTAATCAAACGAAGACTATGACATACGCAATGTTGTATGGTGCTGGTGCTGCTAAGATTGGAATCACTGCTGGTGTGTCTCCAACAAAGGGTAAGAAGCTCATTGAAAACTTTCTTGAGAATACTCCAGCTTTAAAGAAGCTGAAGGATAAGATAAATAAGATAGGTGGTAATGGGAAATTGCCCGGCCTTGATGGTAGGATGTTGTGGATAAGATCACAGCATGCTGCCTTAAACACCTTGCTTCAATGCGCCGGTGCAGTGGTGGCTAAGCAATGGTTGATAGAATCTACGAAGGCTTTGAACGAAGCTAACATAGATGCAAAGCTGGTAGCTTTTGTACATGATGAAACACAATGGGAAGTAGCTGTATCTCAGGCACAACAAGCTGTAGATATAATAGAAAAAGCTGCAACAAAAGCAGGTGAAGTGTTACAATTTAGATGTCCTGTTGATGCCGAAGGAAAGATTGGCAACAATTGGCGTGATTGCCACTGACGTTACTGGTGGATTTTGATAAAGGAAATTGAAATGACTGACGAAAGAAAGAAGTTGAAGATTAAGTGCGACATTTATTGGGCGCAGTTGAACAAGATTAATGAGATGAGTGGTGCTTATCAAGTTAACTTGTGTAACTTGTCTGATGCAGCAGCAGAAGCATTGGAAGAAATGGGTCTGTCTGTTAACCAAGACAGTGAGAAGAAGGCTGACATGGGTAAGTACATTACCTGTAAGTCTAAGAACAAACCAATGAAAGCATTCGATGTTGATGGTGATGAAATCACTGAAGACATTGGTAATGGCAGCAAGGCTAAGGCTTTGGTTGGTACGTATGCTTGGACATACAAAACTAAAAAAGGTGTTAGCGCCTCCTTGATCAAGCTGGTTGTTACTGACTTGGTTGAATACGAAGGTGGTGGTGGTATCTCTGCGGACGATGAAGACGTTCTGTAATGATAGCCCTAGTTGATGCCGATATCATAGGATATCGCATCGCTTTTGCATGTAAGGATGAGAGCATAACCACTGCTAAGTTTACTCTTAACAGTTATATTGCTGACATTCTTACATGCGGTGTGGATAACACCTTTGATGGTTGCTATGTAAGCCAGTGGAAACTCTTTCTCACAGGAAAGAATAACTTCAGGAACAACATAGCAACCACTGCTGTTTATAAAGGTAATAGAACAGCACCTAAACCTGAGCATCTCCCTGCCCTACGCCAACACATGGTGAAGGAGTGGGGTGCTGTCGTTGTTGAAGGACAAGAAGCAGATGATGCTATAGCTATTGAAGCAACTCTTCTTAAAGAAGAATGTGTGATAGCTTCTGTGGATAAAGACTTAGATCAGATAGCAGGTTGGCACTACAACTTTGTAAAGAAGAATGGGTATCATGTTACTTACGAAGAAGGCATGCGTTCTTTTTACAAACAAATATTGACAGGTGATGCTGCTGATAATATTATTGGACTACGTGGCATTGGCCCTGCTAAATCAGAAAAACTTTTATCCGAAGCAATCTCTGAAGAAGAAATGTACACAGCTTGTGTGCTTGCCTATGAAGGAGATGAGACTAGAGTGTTAGAAAACGCTAGGCTGCTTTGGTTGAGAAGGTATGAAGAACAAGAGTGGAAACCTCCTATGAAAGAAGAACATGGACAATAAATCAGACTTAAGACCAAATGATGTAGCTGTTATCTTACGACCCACTTTTGAAAACGATGAGTGGGTAGGTGGATTTGAGGTGTTGGTTAGTGGCTTTGGTCCTATCACTATCACTAAAGAAAACATGGACGACATGATTGGAATGGGTGTTCTTCTTGCGTCCGTCATACCTTTTATGGAAGAGCATGAAGAAATTGCTAAACAAGTTATGGAATACTGTAGTGAATTTTATGGTGATGTTGGTGAGTTTGAATACGACCCCAACCACGATAGCTTTGGGGACAGTCTTGTTCTAACTGAGCACACTAAAACTGTAGGTGGAAAGCATTAATATGAACATCGAAGAAACCTTAGATAGAAGAGCTAGACATTATGGAGAATTTGTGAATATTTCTGCCACTGCCCAAGACTTAAAAGCTGTTTTGAAATACGGGGTTAACTATCATATGTTAGAACCGGATATGGCAGAAGCTTTGGACATGATTGCTCACAAAATGTCACGCCTTGTTAACGGAGATTGTTATCATCGTGATAGTTGGCATGACATCATGGGATATGCTAAGCTTATTGATATGCGTTTGGAGGCTATGGAATGATTAAAATTAATGTATCAGTCACTGTTTTTATAGACCCTGAAGACTTACTCTCAATGTATTTAGATGAAGATTCTTTATCTGAGTTTGTTGAAGAGTGTGTGACTGACGGACTAGAAACATTGTATCCAAAAGAAATTACTTTTAATCACATAGACATTGAAGGACTAACGTGATACAAGATAGTTCAGTTGAGATAAGACCTGTAGCTAATGGCTATGTTGTCTTTTACACAGAGATAAAAAACAATGCAGAGATATGTGCTGAGTTTGTTGCTGTGTCTCTTGATGAAGCGTTGAGCATTGCTCATGATCTCTTCTCTCAGGAAGAGTCTTTTGCTAATATGTCTAACATCCTTGACAAAACTATCCCCAAAGAATAGAAATGGTGGTCAATGGACTGACGCTAGATTTAGAAGCTTCATTACGTCTGCTTTAAGAGCAGCATCAGGTAAGTGGCCTCCGAAATATACGGCTCTTAAGTCTGCATTGATTGGCAGGAAGACTAATAAGAAGACAGGATTGATGGCACAGCATTACAAGTGTGCTGTGTGTAAGGAAGAGTTTGTAGCAGCAGATGTACAAGTAGATCATATACATCCAGTAGTTGACCCCTCTGTAGGGTTTATTAGTTGGAATGTATATATTGATAGAATGTTTTGTGAGTTGCCTGATTTGCAGGTATTGTGTAAGCCTTGTCATAAATTAAAAACTGATGAGGAAAAAAGTCAAAGGAAAAAGAAATGAAGATTGAACTGACCCAGTATAAAGAGAACGAAGATGGAGGTGCAGATTACCATGTGGATATGGATAAAGAAGCTGCACGTAGTTTAATTAACTATGCTCTGGTTAATATGTTATCTAATGCAACAGAAGAAGGTAAGTTGTACACTCCTGAATTTAATGAGGCTGAAGCTGAAGAAGAAGATGTTGACTACTTCTATGATGAAGACGAAGATGTTGAATACTATTATGTAAAAGACGAAGGCATTTGGTATTACTATGATGAAGATGAAGATGATTGGCTTGTTGTAGATGACGAAGAAGAAGACGAAGAAGAGGAAGAAGAGGAAGAAGAGGAAGAAGAAGAGGAAGAAGAGGAAGAAGAGGAAGAAGAAGAGGAAGAAGATGATAGAATGTGGGTGGCTCTTGATCCTGAGCAACTAGATTTATTTTTTGTTAAAGAGTTGAAAAAATGTTTAACAGACAGCTATCAGAATAATTTATTCTTCCAAGAAGATATTGATGACAACATCCATGTGCGTAATGCATGTAAAACTTTGTTGAAATATTTTATGATTCCCAGCGAAGCAGATGCTTATCTAGATAAAATAGCCGCTATCTATGAGTGTTAAACTCCTTTGATATATTGCTTGTGAAACCTGTTGCTTGTACAGGACAGGTTTCTTAGTGTATAACTGCATCCCCATCTAGGAGCAACTCTGCTCCTTTTATTTTCCCTCAACATTCATTCACTGGAGAAACATGAATACTAATGTAGTAACACCTTGGTCAACTGTTGGCTATTTAACAATGAAAAGAACATATGCAAGAAGACTTAATGAGACAGATTTAAACAGTAAGACGGAGGAGTTTACAGACGTAGTAGACAGGGTTGTAAGAGCCACTAACGATCAGCTAGGGTGTGGCTTCACCGAAGCTGAACAAGAGCGTTTAAGGGGCTATCTGTTGGGTTTAAAAGGCATTGTTGCAGGACGTTTCCTGTGGCAACTTGGAACTCCCACTGTTGCTAAGCTTGGCTTAGCTAGCTTACAGAATTGTGCATTCACTGTTATTGATAAACCTGTTGAGCCTTTCACATGGGCTATGGATTTGTTGATGTTAGGCAGTGGTGTTGGCTATAACATTCAAAGGAAAAATGTTGATAAACTTCCGATCGTTAATTCTGGATTTGTTCGTCCTGCTCGCCTTGATACCGCTGACGCTTCTTTTATTGTGCCAGATAGCCGTGAAGGGTGGGTTAAACTTTTGGGCAAAACACTTAAGGCAGCGTTCTTAAGCGACTCAGATACTGGTTGTACATTCACCTATAGCACACAGCTTATTCGTGGTAAGGGAGCACCCATCAGAGGCTTTGGTGGTACAGCTAGTGGTCCTGAAGATTTGTGTAACGGCATCAATAACATTTCTAATGTGCTGGAAAAGCGCAAAGGAAAGCAGCTACGCCCCATTGATTGCTTAGACATTATGAACATCATTGGTTCCATTGTTGTTGCTGGTAATGTACGTAGGTCAGCACAGATTGCTATTGGGGACGCAGACGATGTTGAATATCTGTTAGCTAAACGATGGGACATGGGAAACATCCCATCATGGAGAGCAATGTCAAACAACTCTGTTGTCTGTGATGACATCAGTGACCTGCATGAATTCTTTTGGGATGGCTATGAAGGTAAGGGTGAACCATATGGACTCATCAACCTGAAGCTGTCACGTAAAGTGGGACGCTTAGGTGAGACAGAATATCCTGATCCACAAGTGCAAGGCTATAACCCATGTGCTGAGCAAAGCTTAGCTGATAAAGAAACATGTTGCTTAGCAGAAATCTACCTGCCTAACATTGAAAGTGAAGAAGAGTTTAATGATGTGGCTACATTGCTTTATCGGATTAATAAACACAGTCTTTCTTTGCCTTGCCATCTACCGCAAACAGAGGCCATTGTTCATGAGAACATGCGTATGGGTATTGGTGTCACTGGTGTGTTGCAATCTACAGAAGAACAAAAAAGCTGGTTAGACTTGGCTTATAAGAAGCTGCGTAACTATGATGCTTTCTACAGTGAGAAGCATGGCTTTAATAAGTCTGTGAAGCTCACCACTGTTAAGCCATCAGGCACATTGTCTTTGTTGCCCGGTGTTACCAGTGGCTGTCATCCAGCCTATGCTAGATTTATGATTAGACGTATTCGTATTGCTTCCAATCACTCACTGGTGCAGGTGTGCCGTGACCACAACTATCCTGTAGAGTATCAGCGTAACTTTGATGGCAGCGAAGACCATTCAACTATGGTTGTATCATTCCCATTCCGTCACCCTGATCATGCAGTGTTGGCTAAAGATGTGACAGCCCTCCAGCAATTGGAAACTGTTAAGTGGTTACAAGAAGTATGGAGTGATAACAGTGTGTCCTGTACTGTCTACTATCGTAAGGAAGAACTTCCAGAGATACGTAAGTATCTGAAGAAGCATTACAAGCACAGCCATAAGAGCTTGTCTTTCCTGCTGCATTCAGAGCATGGCTTCCATCAAGCACCACTGGAAGAGATTAGTGAAGACCAATACAATGCACTGGTTGCAAGCACTAAACTCATCACCACTATTGATGAAGCTAACATTGGACTTGATGACGACTGTGCCTCTGGTGCTTGTCCTGTTCGATGATTGAAGTAACCATCACTCCCACTATGCTAGTGGAAGCAAGAGACAAAGCTGCTGAGATGGGGCAGCTTTACAATAGCATCATCAGGGGAGCTGGCAACATGGCTGGCTTCATTGGTGAAGCTATTGCTCAGCAGGTGTTAGGTGGTAAGCTTGACAACACTTATGACTATGATTTAATTTTAGATAATGGAACTAAGATTGATGTCAAGACAAAGCAAACAGGTTATGTTCCACTAGAAACATATGATTGCAGCATTGCTAATTTAAATATTAAACAAGACTGTGACTACTATGCTTTCTGTAGGGTGAAGAATGACTTCTCTATTGGATGGTATCTTGGTGTGTATGAAAAACATCAATACTTTAAAGACGCTGTGTTCATGAAGAAGGGGGATGTTGACCCCACTAATGGATATGTGGTAAAGTCAGACTGTTGGAACTTAAAAATATCTCAGCTAATGGAGAAGATATGATTGTAATTAAAGCAGAACGCACAGCACCCCTGCGTATTCAGTTTGAACAGGGCTACTTTGCATTCACAAAGGGATGGTTGAATAACCAATACAATCCATACACCACTCAAGGTAAGGAGTGGCAGAGAGGATTTGATAGGGGTTATTTTGATAACTTAAGGAAGCTTAAAGAAGCTGCTTAAGAGATAGGGCATTAGTATAAAGGATAATACAGTGGTCTTCTATACCACGAATATGGGTTCAATTCCTGTATGCCCTACCATAAATTACTTCCTAGACGCTAGTCCCTTTTGATCAGGTGTTGGATAGCGTAGCTCTGTAGGCTCAGCAAACGTATCCATACCCGCATCTATTCTCTTCTTTGCAAAGGCTTGTGCCTTTGAATAGATAGCATCAGTTGGTTCTTTACCAGACAGCAGATGATCAAGCTCAGCTTTATTTAATGTAGGCACAATAAGTGGATGCTCTACATTCTTTCCTTTATATGTAAACTCAGAAGATATTTCTGTAGACACACCGCCTTGTTTATTTGGAAGCGCACCAAAATATCCCTTACCTTTAGCACCCTCACCACTATTACGTAAGCCGTATGGTGCTAGTCCCTCTTCTGTGCTGTCTCTTTTCAAGCCTAAGCCACCACCTTTATTAAGCTTAGGCGTGATGTCTCTGATAGTCTCAATTGCTTTCTTTTGCTCTTCTGCTAAGTTTGAAATTCCCTCTGTTTTACTTAACGCTTTCTTAAGATCTAATAACATAGCGGGTTTAGGACTAGAGTTAAAAGCTTCAGGGCTAAACTTATCTCTGTAAACATCTAACAAACTATTGATGCTTGAGAGAAGCTCAGTCTTATATTTTTCTAAAGCAGAATAATAGTTCTGACCATATCCAGTTTTAGTTGAAGTTACTTCTGATGACTTAGCTATCTCATTAAAGACAGTGCGAATATCCTTGTATGCTTGATATGCATTAGGGGCAGTCTTACTAGCCAATCCTTTTTTAGGGGCAGCATTAAAGTCAGCAAGTCTTGTTAAAGCTGAATCTATCTTTGTTTGTCTAGCTTTTATCTTCCCATACTTCTCACTAACACCAGCTATGTCTTGTGTCACTGTAAGTTTATCTGCTTCAACAAAAGCATCTTCTGTTTCTTTAAATGTCTGTGAGCGTGGCAGACTTAGTGGTCTAGCCACATCAGGACTACCAGTGATTGCTCTTGCCAAGTAATTCAAATCCTGTTTTTCATAGGCATTAATAGGCATGTTCACTCTTCTGAATTCATATTCAGCATATGGTATTTCAACTTGAGAAATATTCTTAGCTTCTTTACCACCAAACTTTTCAATGTAATAGTTTAGGTTAGGGTCTTTGGTAAAAGAGATGGCTCCAGCATTCAACTCAAAATGAGATTTACTATTTGTCTGTGGGTTGTAGAAACCTCTAGCAAGTTTCTCAGGGGTGCGCTCTGTCCTGCTACCATGATAAAGAATAACAGGAGGTGTGTCTTTATACTTGACACGCAAAGCATCAAGCTTGTCTTGATATTTAGAAGCAAAGGAAGCAAAGTCTTCTAAAGAAGCAGTGTCGTCTACCTCTACTTCTCTTCCTTTAGCTGCTCTGTATTCACCTTGTGCAACGGCAACAACCTCTTCATCCAAAGGCTTAGCTCCTTTAGTAAAAGAAAGCTCATCAAGCTTGTCAACTAAAACAGGGAAAGTATTCTGTCTAATTTCTCTGATGTTTTGTAATGCTTCTTTTCTTTTGTATGTATCACCGCTTACCAAAGGAAGCTTGTTTAAATCTGGTGCTCTAGATAAAGCCCTTTTTTGTAAATCATTAATTGGTGTAAACACAAGGTCAGGGCTAACAAGGGTTAAGTCTTTTACTGTTGGGGGTGTAGCTGCCTTTTCAGGAGCAATCTCTTGTAGCTTGGTCATCAAGCTTTTAAGATAGCCTACAGTGTCCACCTTTTTAAATTGATCTAATTGATATTGCGATCCCAAACTAGTCTTCATTAAAGAATCAGCTTCTTGCATTTGTTCAGGAGTGTACTTAGCATACTCAGAAAAATTAATCTCAGAGAACGCTGTTTTTCCTCCTGCTTTGTTTGCTATCTGTTTAGACTTATTAATAATGTCTGTTACCTGTTCTGCCGGTGCAGGGGAGGGTAAGGCTTCCTGTGCTGGTTGAAGCTTTGTAGCAGAAGGAGGCACAGGTATAGGAGTTCCTTGTTGCTTCAACAAGTCTTCTGTTTGCTTCACAGCAGGAGCAACTTCTACTCCAGCTTTAGTAGCCATGTCTGTCACCTTCTTAAGCAAGTCATCAGCAGACTCAGTGATAGATTTCTTAGCCACCTTAGCAGCACCCTTACCAATAAGGGTTTCAGCCATCTGTGCAGCTACACCACCAACAGCAAAGCTTGGTGTCTTCTTAAGAGCAGCAGCAATAGCAAGAGCAGACACATAGTCTTTAGTCTCTGCTAAGTTTTTCTTCATGTTCTGTTGATAGAACTCTGCTGTAGCTCTCTTAACTTCAGGAGCAAGTCTGCTATATTTAATTTCAAACAAACGTGCTTGCTCACCACGATTAAAGGCATCAGCCTCTGACTGTTTAGTGGCTATCTCCTTAGCATTTGCTTGTGCCCAAGTAAGAAGATTTTGCATAGCAATTTTCTTAACATCAGGACCAGCTTGTTGATAAAAGTCTGTGCTTTTTAATATATCAAATGTGTCAAGCAACAGAGGAGCCATCACCTTACGAGCACTAGCATCTACAATCCTATCTCCAGTGGAGGTA